GCTACTGAGAAACAACACGAAGCCTCTATTTGGGGTAACAAAGTGCACAAGCACCTTGAGGACTACGCCAATAAAAAGGCGCAACTACCCGACGACCTAAAGAAGTACGCCAAGTACGTAGATAAGATATTTACATATGAAGGCAAGCGCATCGTTGAGAAGCAGATGGCTATTAATAGTAACTTCCGTCCTACTAAGTGGATGGCGAAGGACGTATGGTGTAGAGGTATCGTCGACATCGGTGTCGTTGGTTCAGAGACAGCGTACCTATTAGATTGGAAAACGGGCAAACACAAGCCGGACTCAGACCAGTTAAAACTATTCGCCGCACTAGCGTTCATACATTACCCTTGGGTAGACAAGATAGTGTGTGGTTTCATTTGGCTTAAGGTCGGTAAGTTTGACAAGGAGACCTACACTCGTGACGACATCACAGACATATGGGCAGAGTTTTTACCAAGGACAGAGCGACTAGGTACGGCGTTTGCCACAGATAAGTGGCAAGCTAAACCTTCGGGGTTATGTCGCAACTGGTGTCCGGTAGGAAATAAACTTTGTGAATTTTGTGGGGTATAAGCTATGGGTATGACACCGGAAGGTAAAGTCAAAAAGAAAGTAAAAGAGTATTTAGTATCTATAGGCGCTTGGTACTATATGCCGGTTTCAAACGGTATGGGACGTTCGGGTTGTCCGGACATACTAGTATGTTACAAAGGTCGTTTCATGGCTTTTGAAACTAAAGCACCGGGTAAGTTAAAGAACACAACTCCAAACCAAGACCGAGAGATTGCCGGTATCAACAAGGCAGGCGGTATGGCTATTGTAGTTGACGACGTAGAACAAGTTAAGGAGGCCATCAATGCCAAAGACATCAGCTAAGTCGCTTAAAACCAAAGCGGCGTACAACAAGAAACCGTCGGTGCAGAAGAAACGTGTACTGCAGAACAAAGCGAGACGACACGCACTAGCAAAAGGTACAGTTAAAAAGGGAGACGGCAAAGACGTTGACCACAAAAAGCCTCTAGCGAAAGGCGGTAGTAGTAAAGACTCAAACACACGAGTGGTTAGTCAGAAAACAAATAGAGGGTGGAGAAAGAAGAACCCGGAGATGTATAAAAAAGGGAGAAAGTAAATGGCAGCAAACGATAGGCAAATCAGCGGTAAACACTACCAGACTGACATTCAGCCTTGGGACTTCATAGTCGCAAACAACCTTGGTTACTTAGAGGGCAACGTTATTAAGTACGTGTGTCGCTACAAAGAAAAGAACGGTATTGTAGACCTACATAAGGCGCAACACTATTTAGATAAGTTAATCGAGGGGATTGAGAATGCTAGTTTGGAAAAAGAAGAAGGCGTTAGTACTACGGACTAGAGAACCCGACAGAATACTAAACGTCATATCGTCAGCTAAGGCGATAAAAGTAAAAGGGGAAACCCTAGTGGCAGTACCCCATAAGGTTGAGGAAACCAAGGTACTAAGGAACTTGGGGTTTGATGCCCCTGCACCGATAAGACACCACTACGAGTGGCCGGGAAGGTTCAAGCCTTTTAAGGCTCAACTAGAAGCCGCGGCTTTCTTGTCAATGTATAAGAGAGCGTTCAACTTAAGTGAGTTGGGTACGGGTAAGTCACTAGCGTCGCTATGGGCGTACGACTACCTTAGAAGTGTAGGTAAGCTGAACAAGGTTTTAGTTATTGCCCCACTATCCACGTTGGAAAGAACTTGGGCAGACGAGATATTCAACCACTTCACACACCTAACATGTGCAGTAGTACATGGTACTAGAGCGAAACGAATGAAGCTATTAGCGCAGGACGTGGACGTGTATATCATCAACCATGATGGTGTTGCTATCGTAGAAGAAGCGTTACGCGCCAGACAAGATATCGATCTGGTCATCGTCGACGAGATTGCACAGTGCGCTCGTAACGCCGGTACTGATAAGTGGAAGGTAATAAATACAGTAGTAAACAAGCACAAGAACAAGAGGTGGTGTTGGGGTATGACCGGAACGCCTACTCCTAACGCTCCTACAGATGCTTGGGCGCAGTGTAGATTGTTGGTTCCCGAGAAGGTTCCACCTTACTTCAATAGGTTTAAGATGCAAGTGATGCGTCAGATAACTCAGTTTATATGGCAACCTAAGAAGGACGCATTGGACATAGTAAAAGACGTTATGCAACCGTCCGTTAGGTTTACTAGAGATGAGTGTGTAGACTTACCCCCTTTAATGTATGAAACACGACAGGTAGCGTTAACTAAAGAGCAGACTAAGGCGTACAGTGAGATGCTTAACAAGCTAAGGACTCAAGCGGACAGTGGTGACATCACCGCAGTTAACGAGGCTGTGAAGATGGCGAAGTTAATCCAAATTGCATGTGGTGTCGTCTATGCTGACGATGGTAGTGAAGTAACGATACCGTCGAACCCTCGCATAAAAGAGACCAAGGACATTATCAGCGCGGCGGAAGGTAAAGTGATTGTGTTCGTACCTTACGTATCGTCGGTTAAGATGGTGTCAGAGGAGTTAGCCAAGCACTTCACAGTAGAAACAATTCACGGTGGAGTTAACAAGAACGAGCGTGACCGTATATTCGGTGAGTTCCAAAAAGGGAAAGACTTAAAAGTAATCGTGGCACAACCCGCGGCGATGTCTCACGGACTGACCCTAACAGCGGCGAGTACGATAGTTTGGTACTCATGTGTTACATCTAATGAAGTATTCGAACAAGCGAACGGTCGTATTAACAGACCGGGGCAGAAAATGAACAACTTTATCATCATGCTCGAGGGTACAAAAGTCGAACAACGTATGTACAAAAGACTTAAGAACAAGCAGAAGATGCAGGGCGCACTGCTTGAAGAAATAAAAGCACATAGAGACGAACATATTGCTTGACACGGCAAAATGTTTAGGGTATTCTTGTACTCTCTTGAACACATACGGAAGGATTTGAACTTATATGAACTTACTTAGACCGGAAGAAGTTTCGGAAAAATTAGGAATTACGAAGGGTGCTTTACCAGCACTTCGTAGGCGAGAAGTTAGTTTCCCTCAACCTATAAGAGTCTCTCAAAAGGTTCTTCGTTGGGACGAGGCTGACATTAACAATTGGTTAGTAAACAAAAAGGAGAGTGGTGATGGCGAAAGCGAGTGATATGGATGATGGTTCTTTATTGAAACTATTCATCGCACTGCGTGACCGTAGAGCCCGTAGAAAAGCGGACTACAATGCGGACGACGCAGGAGACAAAGAGAAGCAGAACAATATTGAGGTGGAGTTCCTAAAGCGTTTCAACGAACGTGGTATTGATAACGTATCTTCCAAAGAGTTTGGTACGGCGTATCGTTCCACAAGAGTATCGGCAACAGTTGCTGATTGGGACTCTTTACTTGAGCACATCAAGGCGGATGAAGCGTGGGAAATGTTAGAGCGCAGAGTTAATAAGACAGCGGTTCTTCAGTACAAAGAAGAAAACGAAGACTTACCCCCTGGTGTGAATTGGAACGAAACCCAAGTGGTTAACTTTAGAAGGAAGTAGTATGGACATGATTAACTTAGACGCAGAATTGCCTGCACACCTAAAAGACACCTTCAGTGGTACTAACCCGTTCGCAGCGGCAGGTAGTGCTGAAGGGTTCAAACGACTTACAACTAAACTGCACTCGTTCTATATGGAACACGGAGGCATGCGAGAGGAAATCGGAGTGGATACATTAGATGTTGTCATCTTGGAAGCTAACCCGAATAAATCTAAGGTCTACTATGCTGACGGTTTTGAGGACGGTGGGTTTGTTAAACCAACTTGCTATTCGAACAACGGTACAACACCTGCGGAACATGCAGACTCACCTCAATCTAAGAAGTGTTCTATATGTCCTAATAACCAGTGGGGCTCTCGTATCACCGACAAGGGTGGTAAGGGTAAGGCGTGTTCGGACTCAATGAGGTTGTGTGTTGCTAACATCGACAGCGTCGACGACATCATGTTACTTAAGGTAACGTCGTACGCACTCAAGACCCTAGGGCAGTATGGTGCGCAGTTAGCCAAGAGAGGGGTAGACCCGAAGTACGTGGTAACTCAATTAGGGTTTAACTCCCAAGGGGATTTCCCGTCATTGACGTTTAAAGCAGTACGTTTCATCGAGGAAGAAGAACTGAAAGGTATTGACGAACTAATTAAGACAGAGCGTTCAACTATCGACCGAATTACCGGCACGGTGGACGCTCCGATTGATAACGTTGGGGGTTTTGCGATAACCCCCAAGAAAGAAGTAAAGGCTGAAAAAGCGCCGGCGAAAGCTGAACCTAAAAAGGTTGAACCGAAACCGGAAGTTAAAGCGAAAGCGCCGGAACCTAAAGCGGCTAGTGTGGAAGACTATGATGACATAGAAGACGCGTTAGACAACTTAGATTTTGACGATTAATATTAAAATAAAGGAGAAGTAAAATGGCTGAAGTAGCTAAATATGCGTTTAATAACGTAAAAGTAATGTGGGCTAAACTACAACAAGATAACCCGGAGCCGCCATACCAAGGTGAAGGTGTTAGTAACTGGACTATCCAAGCTGTACTAGATGACGCACAAGCAGATAAGTACAAGGAGACGGGTTTGTTCCCTAAGTTCAAGCGTAACCAAGAACACGACCTAGTGTTGGAAGACGGTCTACGCCAAGTGAAACTTAAGAAGTCATCAACGTTCGGTGTAGGCGGTAAGCCTAAGAACCCAGTAGTGGTTGTAGATGAGTATGGCAACAAGTTCACTGACCTTATCGGTAATGGTTCTGTGTGTAACATTCAGTGTTCAGCTCACACATGGAGTCGCGATGGCAAACAGAACACTTCACTAGAACTACAAGCGGTACAAGTTGTAGACTTAGTTGAGTACGTTGAAGGCGAAGGCGGCGACGACTTCGAACCAACTTTTGAGTTCAAGAAACAAGAGAAGGTTGCAATCAAAGACGTTAAGGTTCCGGTTGAAACGGACGACGTAGCAGAAGCGCTAGACGGACTAGACTTCGACGACTAATCTCGTCAATATAGGAGCCGGGGTTCGCCCCGGTTTTTTATGCTTTACGAAAAGTCCGCTATGGACTTTTACAAAAATAGGTAGAACATGGGGATTCAACAATTTTTAGAACTAGTAGTGCCGGACAAGGGGGCAAAGATAATAGCCCTAGCAACCCCAACGGGTAGAGGCAATATTTGGTTCAAGTACAAAAAGTACGACAGCGCCAAAGACGCAGCGGCAGCAGCTGAGTTCTTCGACGACAACGGGGAAACAGTTTACTTCGCGGTTAACTCATTTGGTGATTGGTACGAAGATGAGCGGAAAAAGAAAAGGCGCATACGAACTCAAGAGAACGTAGTAGCGTGCCGCTCGTTGTATGATGACTTCGACGTCGGCGGGAACGACAAAAAGAAGTACGCAACGAAAGAAGATGCCCTAGCGGACATCATAAGACTAGCAACAGTACTGAAGCTAACTCCAACGATTACTTCGTCGGGTGGTGGTTACCACTGCTACTTCTCTTTAGATGAGGACGTCGACCAAGATACTTGGAACGAACTGTCAGCACTTAAACGTGATGTCACGACCCATATGGGGTTGAAGGCAGACCGTGCTGTGGACATGGATAGTGCTCGTATACTACGACCGGTAGGTACTCACAACCGCAAGACTAACCCACCCGTTGAGGTTAGGCTAGTTAAATTAGGTAAGCAATACCCGACTGAAACAGTGCGAGATAGACTCCAAGCGTACATAAAAGAACATGACGTACAGCCTGCGCCTACTAACAACTACAGTAAGTGCAAAGGGGCTAACCCGTTCGCAGCGGCGTTAGGAGATTACCCGACAGCAGACGCAAACATAATTGCAGAACACTGTAGTGCTATCCGCGAGTTCAGAGATAAGGGCGGTGACATACCCGAGCCTCATTGGCACAGAGCCATCGGTGTAGTTAAACACTGCGAAAACGGTGCTGAGATAATTCATGATTGGAGTAAAGGGTACAAGGGTTATACCTTTGAAGAAACTCAAGCGAAAATCGATGAGTGGGAGTTCGGGCCGACATCGTGTGTTGAGATGGATAAGCACATTGAGTGTATGAAAGACTGCGCCATGTCTGAGAAGTGTAAGTTCTCAATCCAACTTGGCAACTCAGAAACCGCTGAGTCCTCTAAGGACGAAACGGAAACGGACGACGAACAGCCTGCGACAATACCGGTAATAGAAGGGCAGAAAATTCCGTATTGGCCGATGAGTGGCTACCGTTGGAACGGTAAGGCGTTGTCTAGGTCGATCAAAGATGACGACGGTGTTGTCCACTGGAGACCGTTCTGTAGGTCTTTCATATATCCTATCAACCGAATACAAGACTCCGAGGGCACTTGGGTAATTCATTGGCGAGCAAAAGAAAAGAACGGCAAGTGGCGTGAGTTCTTTATGCCTACATCAGAGTTAGCATCGACTGACATGATGGCGAAGACCCTAGCATCGCACGAAGTATTCTTAATGAGGACAAACAAATCGAGGAACGACATGGCTGAATTTGCAGAAGGTCTCATCGAAACACTCCAAGCGTGGCGTATGGAAACTAAAACATACAAGCAGTTTGGTTGGACGGAAGACCGTAAAGGGTTCGTAATAGGAACCAACATGATTAAACTAGACGGCGAGGAAGAAGTACTGTGTGACGAGGATATGCCAGGAGATGTAGTTGTTAACTTCGGAACTTCGGGAACCTTAGAGCAGTGGACTGCTAACATCGACACTTTATACAATAGACCTGGAGCGGAACCGTTTCAGTTCGCTTTATGCCATTCAATGGGTTCTGTACTTGTTGAACTTATGGGTTCCTCGAACTGGCACGGTCTACCGCTCGCATTCACTGGCTATGGTGGTACGGGTAAATCTACTGCGGCTAAGATTGCTTGTGGATTTTATGGAAACCCATCTTACATGGAGCGCCAAACGGGCGAACAAGGTTCCACACTAAACGCCGTTATTAAACGTATCGCTATTATGGGCTCAGTCCCTATGCTACTAGATGAGTTCTCGGGTAGAGCACCCGACGAGCTGACTAGAACGGGTTACGCTCTAGCTAACGGGCGAGACAAAGAGCGACTTGGTTCCAACGGTAAGTTTAATACCGTCGGCGGTCAGTGGTTCAAGAATAGTTTCATAACGTCGAACGACTCGCTGCACGAGAACATCAGTAAGTTACCAGCGGGGTATAGAGTTGAGGCGACACAGCTACGTTTCTTCGAGGTACAACTACCGGAAGACTTTAGAAGCACCGTGTTCCCCGACGTAACGCAGTCGTTTGTGGAAGACCACATGGACAATGTCTATGGGGAAGCGTGCCGACCGTTCATTAGGTTTATTATTAAAAATCATGATTGGGTGCGTAGGCAAATAACAGCCGCTCGTGGTAAGTTTAATCCACAATCCAACGAAGATAACAAAGAGCGTTTCTACCGTGATACTATTGTAACTGCGGTAGTAGCAGGTAAGATTGCTCAGAAGTTAGGCTTAGTAGCCTTCGACATGGCGGGTATGAAGAAGTGGGCGCTTGACCAAATCGTTCAGATGCGTGAGAGCCGTAAGGAGAGTAACACGGACATCAGTGAACACGTAGCGTCGTTCATCTCGACTCTGCCGGGACGACTCATCATTACGCTTCGCTTCGGTGACGCTAGAGCTAAGAAGAAAGAAATGCCTTTGGAACACTTGAGAGCACCTGCTGTTGGTAGAGTTTGTACCGAGGATAAGAAGGTGTACATAATGTCTAAGGCAGTTGGCGATTGGTGTAAAGAGCATGGAGTAGCACCGGCAGCAATGAAAGAAGAACTAGACCGAGGCGGTTACTTAATATATCATGCTGATGGTAAGCCTGCCGCTAAGTGTTACATCGGTTCGGGGACTACGGTTCCAAGTGGACAGACAAGATGTTATGAGTTTAACTATGGTAAGTTGTTTGGTGATAACGCCCCTCTTAACTTGGTTGAAACCGACGAAGGTGTTGCTACTGAAACACTATTAGATGTAGAGTAATTCCCATGCGGGGTTTTTATACGTTATGTTTTCCCCGCAAAGGTGCCAGCAGGCGGTGTGCCGTACAAAAACACCTGCAGTTGAGGTAGTACTACCTAGTCCTTTTATTCATGGGACGTTTCCATGAGCTATGACCCAACCGACTCGCCCACGATACGGGCTCCTTATTCTCCACAAAAGAAAAGGCTCGGGAAAAGAGGAAACCGAGCCTTTAGTGGTAATTTAAAGCCTTACCAAGGCGAGCGATTTAGTCTGTGCCTAGTTCACGTTTGTATTTTTCTTCACTTATTTCGTGTTTAATAGGAGCCATAAGTAACGACCTAATAGATGTCCGCTTAAGAGACCCGTAGTTGTCGTTGAAGAACGGTCGCATTCTGTCTTTATCGTCCTGCAGCTTATCGAACTTCTCTTCCAACTCGGCTATCTTATCTGAGTCTCCTGCTTTATCCGCTTTTATGTACTGACGTCTAATGTCGGACTGTGCGTCGCTGAAGTACTCCTGCAGTTCAAACTGTTGACCTCTTGTCCACTTAAGTTTACTAACGTCAGCAGCAGGAATACCTAATGCGTTTGCTAGCAGCGTCAGCTTATTGAAGTGACTTGGGTCGGCTACTAGTTTACCACTTCTAAGTGAGTAACCCTCTGTAGCAAGGCGGTAAGACTCCATAACACTTCTAATACCCTTAGGTAAAGCGTACTCAACAGCGCGGTAAGCGTTACCTTCGTTAGCATACTCAAAAGAGCGCATGAAGTTAGACGCAGTGTTACCGGTCGGCCCCATAACACCAAACGCCATATCTCTAAGTCCTTCTTGCGACGCTTCGAAGTCTACGAAAGGTAGAGGGTGAAAAATTTTATCTTGGCTTAGCTTAGTCGACATGTCTATACCAAGTGCAGCAGGCAGACCCCTAGACACAAGGTTGGCTAGGTCTTCATCACCGATGTACTCGTGGATAATTCTTTCGATGTCTTCCGGCTCTTCACCCGGCCCGAGCAGAGCGTATACCCCTGCTACACCGCCGATGAACGGTAGGCCTCTAACACCGCCGAACATACCTGCGTGTAGTAACATGTACCCTATCGTCTTCCATCCTATAGCTTTTTCTTCAGCAGTTGCTCCAGAGAAAGCAGCCTTAGTAGCATTGGAGTAAACCCAGGCCATCATAAATTGATACTTACGGTACTGACCCACCAACTTAGGAAGGCGCTTAAGTATTCTCGGGGCGTCCTCGTTAGAGAAGTCACCTTGAGTGTCCTGCACAATCTTAATAGCGAACTGAGATGGTGTCATACCCAAGTGCTTAATTTTTTCTGGGTGCTTAAGTGCCATATCATGAGCCGCTACAGCTGTAGATACACGGTTGTACATCTCAACTACTCTAGCCGCTTGGAATAATCTGTGGGTCACATCACTAGCTGCACCACTCGCACGGTTAACTACATCAGAGCCAGTATTCATACGAGTGAACTCAGCTAGGTCTTGCTCCAAACCAACGTCAAGTAGTTTCCTACCTTGTAGCGCTGCGAACAAGTCACGGTACTTAGGGTCTAAGTTATCGAAATCAACTTCGGCTTGCCTATGGAAGAACTTATCGTTTTGCTTCTTGAACGAAACAATATCGCGCGCCATCTTATACCCCGTTCCATACATAGGCATTAAGGACTCCCAAGTACCTTTGTAGTCGCCGAATGTTGCAGCAATAACCGGAATAGACACCATCATAGGTTGCGTAGCGTTTGTAAGGTGGTATCCTACACTTGACGTAAGCATGTACACTGTATTCATAGCAGCGACAACGTCTTGCACCGGAGTCTCCTTACCTTCAACCATAAGCTGGTAGTGCTTAACTATCATTTGGTAAGTTTCACCTAGGTTCTCGGGGTCTTTCTTCATTTCCTGCTCGGCTTCAACCAACGCCGCAGCGATATCAGAACCGTGTTCCATTTGGGCAATCAAGTTAGACTCGGCACGAGAGTGCGACAAGAACGAACGAACCATGTTACTGTCAAAACCAGCTACACCTT